TGTTTATTCTGATAAACCTTCAAAGATTTTAGGGTATTCATAGCTTTCACCACTTCTAGATCTTGATTCAACGTGTCCATTTTGAACTGTGAATTCTCTATAAGTACCATCTGCTTTTAATTGAACAATTGCTGGGAAAGAAATACTTTTAGCAGTTTTATCAGAATAAACACCACATCTCATGTATACTGGCTTAGTGATTAAACCTGGCCACACTTTATTGATTTGAGTTTTACCAACATTAATTTTAAGATCACGATTAATAATTTTTTTGATTAGATCAGCATCATCTTGTTTAAGATTACCAATGATGTTTGACGCCATTTGAAGAGCCTTATGACCCGTTACTTCTCTTGTACAAAAATTTGAAAGCAAAGACGCAATAGCAAAATCAAGATTAATTGGTATTTCCAATTTTTCTGGTTTGAACTTTTCGATTTGATTTACAGACATTCCGTACGTAAATGCAACAGCATCATAAGTCATTTGAAGAACTTGTTGAAGACGTTTGTCGTCTTTATATTTTTTAAGAACTTCTAATTTGTAATTGGTTGAATTGTTTTCGTTTAATTCTTTCAATATTTCGTGAACCATTTTACTTCCTTAATTATTTAATATATTCTTATTATATCAAAACAATGTTTAAAAGTAAACGGTTTTATAAAATTTTATTCATCATCTATTAGAATGATATCAAAAGCTGCGCTCACTCTAGCATTATTTGATCTAACATGCGCTCTAACATCAATATCTGATTCCGCTGGAATTTTAATTGGAACAGAGAAATTATACTCGTATTGACCACCATTTCCAGATAATTCAGCACTATGTCCAATTCTAAAATTTTCTTGTCCAGCATATCTTACAAACATATCAATAGTTGCATCGGCGTTATATGCACATGTTGCTACACCTTTTAGTAAGTATGCTGATTTTCCAGCAGGAACACTAAAAATTGCCATTAATGTTTGAGATTTACCAATATTAATTCTCAAAACAGTTGTTATGCCTGCATTTACATTAATAACATTAGTATTACTACCATCTGAAACAAACGCTCTATAACATCTTAAAAATTGTTGGTTGGTTGTTGCAACTCCGCCCTGAATAGTCACGGTTTCTTGAATTTCATTCCAATCTGGATCAAGCCCGACAATTGTAAGTTCACTTCCATCATCATCAACAGCGGGGGTTCCATTTAATTTTGTCGTTTGAACAGTTAAAACAGTACCTGTACCAAATGCTGACCACGGATACAATGTATCATTGTTATCCCAAACGGTTCCAGTTTCATTTTGACTCATCTGAGGAACCGCTCCAAACGTATGTATTGGTGTCCAACCTTCAACATTTCCGGAAGATATATTAATATTAGAAGCAACACCAGATGAATTGATTACATTTCCATCTTTGTCCGCAATCATAACTACATCAAATACATCATCATTTCTTACACTATACGCGCCTGTTCTTGTTTTATACTGTGCCATAATATTTTCCTTATATGTTTTTATTATTTATAAATAATGGTAAAAAGGTATTAATATGAAATTTAAGAATTATATTGAAAATGTTAATGAAGATACTAATGCTGATTACAATGGTTTCACTGTATCAGGAAATATGATTGACATTAGTGTACAAAAAGCGGATTATACAAACTTAATGGAAATATCAATTGACGGTAGGCGCACATTACCTAATATTAAATCTGCTGAAAGCTTCAAAAATGAATATGATGAAGATAGTTGGTTATCTATTGAAAATACATGGGCTGAAGTTGCTAAAAAACATTCTAAAGCCGCAGATAAATTACTTCAAAAATTCGAAAGAGATCTTAATAAAGTTTTAAAAGACTTGGAAAAAGATCTAGTCAAACGCATTAAATAGCGGATAGTCTATTTCACGAACAGGGAACTCTTCGGGATTATATGAAGTGTTTTTCCTGTGTTCGTACTGCTTATAAAAGATTCCACCTGGTTTTCTGATACCCATATCATCTACTAAATCATAAACCGTAAATTCTTTTTTAGATTCATGCAATCTCATCCCACGACCAATACTTTGAGTAACCGTAGTATAAGCTTTTAATGGCGATGCTAAAACCATATTATGTAATTTCTTAATGTTTACACCGGTACTAAGCAAAGCATAGTTTGCAATAAGAATAGCGTCATTGTGTGATTCTAGGACTTGTCTCGTTTTTTCACGTGTTTTTGCATCATCTTCACCATTTAAAAAATAAACTCCATATTGTTCTTGAAACTCAAAAGATTTTTTACCAGTAATATCTTTATTTGCTACCTCAACATCTGGATAAAGCTTTTTCATAGTATCTAAAAACAATAACTTTCCATGATCCGTGTGCTGAAACAGAATCAAATTATTACCGTGATTTTTTAGTTTAACAGCTAAATTAGTAATAAACTCATTTCTTGGATCGTGATCTTTTAAGAATTTTAATTGTTTTGTGTATTGTTTTTCATCTTTAAATACGTTTTTATCTTGTCTACTATATTTAAAAATAATAGAATTGATTTTAATTGGAGTTGCTAGCCCTCTTTCAATTAAACCGGCACTTGTGATATAAGTTTTAGGCAATCCAAACAATCCAAATAATTGCATTTTCATAACTGGATCTTCTGGTAATGTACCAGTAAATCCCCATTTAAATTTACAATTAACTGTTTCTTGAACAATTGCAGAAGTTTCAGCACTAGCAAAACGATGAGCTTCATCTGTAATAACATAATCAAGTTTATCAAGCTCATCTTTGTAGTTCATCATAGATTGCCAGGTACTAATCGTAAGAGAACAATCAAAATGTCTATCGCTATTACCGCCACCAATGGTGTGAGTATCATTATAAAGATCAAGTAAATTATAATCTTTGATATCGTTTTTAAACTGGGTAAGTAAGTTAATATTTGGAACAAGTAACAATCCTTTCATTCCTCTACGTCTGAAAAATTCAGCAATAAGAGAAATCGTCATAGATTTACCACTACCAGTACACATCTTATTAATTTGTTTTCCGTTTAGTACAGCTTCTTTAAAAGCTTTTTCTTGGAAATCGTATGGTGGAAACGGTAATATTTGTTTCACGTCGTTTACATATTCATCTAATGTTTCACTTGAGAAACAACTTTCTTCAACTTCCGTCTTAACACCAAAGCTAGATAAAAGTTGTAAATGTCCATTCATAACGAGCAATTGCTTATTCTGAATAGATGCAAAATAATCATAAGGAGACTTGAAGCCACTTTTAACAAGTGGATCAAAATAAGCTCCAGGTCTTTCTACTTTCAAGTACTCAAACATATTCTTAATAGTCTGAGGGTCAGCTTCGATGGCTGAGTACGATTCGTTTAGTTTATGTACTATCATATAATTTGTCTTTTCGCCTTCCAGCCTAATTCTTTTAGATATTCAATATCAGCTTTAGTATTGACACGTTCGTTTTCAGCGTGCCCAAATCTAATATCATAGTTACAACTTGTTGAATATTTTTCGACTATATCTAATATATTATAATCAATTCCAGTACCAATGTCAACAACTTTATGTTCATCTTTTATGGTGTGATAATTATCAATAATAGTAGAAATAGCAGAGCACAAGTCATCAATGTGAATAAAATCTCTACTATGATCCGCGTTAACATACTGGACGCTCCCTTTTTCAATTTTCTTAAACAACATATCATCTCGACCTGGCCATACAGTATGGAATCTCATTCCAATACTATCAATAGCAAATCCTTCCGCTACAGATTCAGTAGCTTTCTTAGTAGCAGCATAAGGATTCAACCACCATTCGTGGGCATTAGATGAGGATGCATATAGAATAGGACATAGCTCACTTTGACAGAACTTTAATGCTCGTGTTGTACCATTAACATTCACATCCCAATAATAATCAGGATCATTTAATGAATCTAATACACCAGGCTTAGCAGCTAGGTGAACCACCATATTGATACCAGAGTTGCGATGTTTATACCAAGAAGCTGAGTCACGGATGTCGTCATCAAATACAACAATTTCATGTCCCTGAGATTCTAGATAAGGTTTAAGATGAGATCCAATCATTCCTTTCTCAACCCAAAAAGATCCAATCAAACCTGGACGGTTCCATTGAACTCCAGTTAGTAGTATTTTCATGGCTATCCTTTTAATTTATTGTTATATTCTAACATAGTTTTAGTTAATATATGACCATGTTCTTTATTCCAAACTGATACATCTTTAGGGAAGCATGCGCCACCAAAACCTCTAAATCCATCCATGCCAACTTTTTCATTTAATGTTTTGTAAGGAATTTTCTTATAAAGATTTGACATTTTTCTAGCATTGCCAGTAGTATCTTGAATCATTTCCCAGAATAGTACTTGGAATGCGCCATAAAGATTTCTAGTATATTTAAAGTCACACGCTTCTTTTATCGTACAAAATTCATATACTGCGTCAATACATGAATGGTTTTCATAAAAATGTTTAACTCTTTTTGTAACAGCAATATCACCACCTAGAATAATAGTTTCTTGGTATAAAGAATCTTCAATAGATGTATTTTGATTTAAAAATTCTGGGTTAAAGCAAAGATTGAGTCTTTCATAATAACCATTCATTTCTAATATATGATGCATGATAGTACTTTTTACGACAACTAGTCCTTCATATTCACCATCGACCAGTAGATCTAATGTTTCAACTATTGAATCTTGATAATGTGTTCCATCAGGTGTAGGAACGCAAACAAATACAATATCTGTATCCATTACTTCACTATCATTGAAGCAATAATTTCCTTTAAACTTATCGTAAATCGCAACATCACAATCTAGTGCTGCGTGAACTGCTTGACCAACAAATCCATATCCTATAATTCCTGCTTTCATTTCAATCCTTTATTTAATAAATCCGTAGAATTCTTTTACTTTAGAATCCACCATATAACCACGATGACCAACCATACCAGGTTCATTTAATTTAGTAACACGATATCCACATTTATCTAATAGATATTTGAGGTGCTTGTTTTTGTTGATATGTTTTGGTAAGTACTCTTCAAAGATTTCAATTTGGCCATAAGATAACAATACATTATAGAACTGTAGATCATCATTTCGACCTTTAATAACTGATTGAGAGACTAGATGTTTAATATCACTGTCATCCCAAATCTTTTTAGTAAAGTTGAATGTAACTTTGTAGTACTTACATTTTTTAATGAAACCACGATCTTGAAGAGTACATTCCAAGATTTTAGATTTAATGTTTGATGGAGTGCTATCTTTTATTTCATCATCAATTTCAGCAAGTATTTTCATTGTTTTGTCAGCGTCACTGTCCATAAGTAAAGCTGTTTTTTCCATGCTATTCAATGATAAGAACTGATCAACATTAGATACTAAAGAATTATGTTTATCATCACGAACCTGAACTTGATATTTGTTTAGAATATTTGAACTAAACTTTGTATCGATTATACGAGGCTCAAACTTAAAGTGATATTTCAATAACCACATAACTGCTTCTTTATGATTGAACTCAAGAATATTTTTGAATGTATCAATTTTGATAGCCTTTTTACCAGTATTAGATAACTTGGCTTCACCATAATCATCAATATCAAATAAGTAGTTGTGTTCAATATTTTTACCAATGTTACCCATATAATCATCACGAATATCATTATAAGACGTTTTCAAATAATTGATTTTGTCTTTGATGAACATATGAATTTCTTTAGTTTTACGAGTACGCTTGATCATTTGAATAGAACTAATAGCATCAGTACTCATTGATGAATCATAATGGAAGTGATATCCAATATTATTCAAGTTAGATACACCAACGGTAAGTGTTGGAGAGTAGATCAGTACATCCCACTTATCATGCTCTTCTTGTTCAAATAGCTCATAAACTAACTTTTTAGTGCTCTCTGGAGTGTCAGCAGTTAACGTGACAACCTTTAGACCACGCTTTTGCAACAATAAAGCTAAAGAATTAATAAATGCTAATGACGTAGCACTAATAGTAACTTTATGCTTTTCAGTATGATAAACAATTGAATTAACAAAATAGTTGAAATCTTCATAACTATATAATGTAGTAGGATCACGATAAATGTTATCGATCAAGTGTACATTTTTCTCTTTGTTATTCAATAAAAAGTTTTCATAACCAGTTAGGAATGCATCAGCAATAACTAGCTTTTTATTGAAACAAGCAAAAAATTTAGATATGTTAATTGAACTATTATTAAGGTTCGATCTACTATGTGTCATTAACGAGATAAACTCATCCATGATAATAATATCAAATTGTTTGATGTTGTATTTCCAAAGTGAATCATACTGACAAATTAATGAATCATTTTGGTTGTATTGATCTTTGTTATAGACTTTAATGTCATACTTTTTACCAAAATCTTCGGCAACTGATATACGGTTTGTGATAATAAGAACACGCATATCTTGCTCGTGACATTCATCAATAATGTGACCAATAACTGTTGATTTACCAGTACCCATTGCTGAACGAATAGATAGTAAACCATTATCATTACTTATGAATGATTGAACAGTGTCAGAAATTTCATCAGAAATTTCCAAGTACTTTTCATTAACAGTTACAACACTTGTATCAGTATTGAACTCCAAGAATTCAGCATCATAGTTGATTTCTTTCTTCATCAACTCTTTGGCTGCTGGAAGCTTACGTACACTATCAAAGATGTTTAATGACTTTGTACTATTGCCATGATGCATAGTATATGGTGAAGCACTGAACCAGAAATAACCACCAGGAGATTTCTTTTCAGATGGATGCTTGAATGAAATACTATCATTAGGATTGTTTTTGATAGCAATAAAACCAAGGTTTTGGAATACTTTTAGACAAAGCTTTTCCATACTGTCAGCTTCAATGTTTTCAAGTTCAGAAATATTGATTTGTACACCTTCACCAATATATTCTTTCTTGATTTCATTGATGTGTTCAATTGCTTCTTGTTTTTTGAACTTGAAAAGAGAACCATTTTCATTATTAAGCAATACGTTGTTTTTAAGGATAGGAGCA